TCCTCTTCTCAGTCTCTTCAATAGCAACTGACAGCTCTCTCTGCTTGTCTTTTATCAGCTCTGTGTTGCCAGGATCAAGCTTCAGTGCCTTGTTTAAATCTCTTAAATTACTCTGTGTAACATGGAGAGCTCGGTCAACCTGAGATAGTGCCTTGGTCAGTTTGGTTGAATCACCATTTATTTCGATTGTAATTCCTTTAATTCTGCCAGCCGCCATGTTCCGTACCTCTTAGAATCTATCAAAATCTGATTGACTCGCAACTTCTTTGTATTTGAAACTGTCGTTGTCAATCTCAGTCAAAATGTCGATTACAAATCCATAATCAAGAACATCCAAGTCAGACAATTTGAGTCCAGCTTGGATGCACCTGAGAATAAAGAGCGCCGTGTTTATTTCTCGCTCTGATTTTCTTTTTGCTTTTTTTTTGGCTCGGAGCTGGTCACTGTGTTTCCAAGATAGAGATTCACTATCTGCTCCGATACCATTGGAAGATCCATGGGATCAAACTGTTCCAACCATTCCATATACTTGGCCTGATTGATAAGATTAAGATCCTGCTTTCCTTCCTTTGCTTTTGCAGCCATTGCCATGATAAAGGCAAGCTCTGGAATTGACTCCACGACTTTAGCCTGGTCATCCTGAGCACCTTGGAACTCTGTAAGCAAATCTTTTCCAAACAGCTGTTTATACCTCAGTGGTGTAGCAGCATTTGCCAGCATAGGAACGTTGATGCCTCCAACTTTTATCTCACCATACATTAAATAGTCCCTCCTTTGATCAAGCTGAGAATCCGCTTGGCTGATATACTGCATCAAACCATGTTGAATAAGGTGTATCACCCTCAGCACATCTTGCCTTAGCAATGTCAAGGTTAAGAGCTGAATTGTGGATTGCAACAGCTGTGAGGTTCAGAGTCTCAGTCTGAGGCTCGATCTCTTCGCCTGTTGTTGCTCCGGTTACGGATGGTCTTGAAGCTGTGCAGTTATAAAGGACATGACGTGTTGCGTTAGCGTCTCCCTCGAACTGGAACAAGAGTGCGAACTCCTGTGTCTTAGCTCCGGCATTCTCAATCAGAACACCATTGGAATCAAGAACATCACCAAGAACGTCAATTCTGAAGTCATCAGGAATAAGAGCAGACTCAAACTCTCCTGAGTAACCATTGTTCGACTGTCCTACCCAGTAATCTACGTTGTCAGCTCTGAACTTTGTGCTCTCACCTTCTGCATCCAGTGAAAGATTAACAGCACCAGGCCATCTCTTGGGAGTATCAAAGGTAGCTGTGTTATCAGCAACATTGATTGTAGCCTTGGCGTAGTAAACATTCTTAAGGCCATATTTCACTTTGTTTGAATTAGCCATTGATTATTACCTCCATTTCATAAGCTATTTGCCACATATTTTCGGAGGCGATAAAGTTCTCCTCCTTGTAATAAGTAAGGCCCTTGCCGGAGATAATTCCCTCGACCTGGGCCTCTAAAACAAAATCTTTTTCACTTGTATAAAGCTCAATGTTTAGCACTGGCTTTCTGACGTAGTTCTGCTCATCAGCATACACATCATCAGTCTGCGAATAGAAGAACACAACGAATGGTGGAGCCTGTCCGGTTCCTTCCGGAAATTGATAATAGGCATAAGGAAGTCCAATGGATTCCACCATGGACGCAATTTCTTGATATGTCATAGCTTAGTAAGGACCTCCTTTTCATACTCTAAAATCAATTTCTGCTCAACAGGCTCAATGTGTTTCTTTCCGTCATACCTTCCAGCAACACGACCACCAGCAACAACTGCGTGACCATGTTCCAAAAGATGGGGCAAGCCTGGTGTCTTGTTGTAAATAATGACTGATGTACTCAGTCGGCTTCTTTCAACTTGGTAAGTCCATCCCTTGGCATATTTGCCTGTGCCTTTTGGGAAAGCTGCTTTTGAGTCATTTCTGAGAGCCTGTGCTCCCTTCTGACCTACTCTTCTTGTTATTTCGTCTAAGTTTTGTGCGACTTCCTCTCCATACTCATCCAGAATCTTCTGGACTTCTGAAGCCAGATTGTCAACTGTGACTTTCTTCCCCATGACTCACCTCATGCCGACACATCACTCTTGTTTGTTCCACCTTTGCGCTGAACATAGAGCTCTACCAGATCATCACGTCTGTAATAAGTCCGGTATACTGAGTATTGATTTCCGTTGTACTCCACAATGGGCTCGTCATGGTAATCACCAAAAAACATTGTGAACTTGAATGATGGATTAAGCCCATTTCTTCCAGCGTCATAAAACTCTTGCTGTGTGATGGAATCCACCTGGCAGAACACTTGAGTTGATGTCGGTGTCGGTCTCCAGACTCCATACTCATCCTGTGTCCTGGTCACTCCGATTAAGTTGATTACGTCTGATCTATCCATTCCGTGTACCCCGTTGCCATGGAAAGCTGTGCCTTTTGCTCATCATAGGAAGCCTTTAATCGCTCATAGACTCTCCAGTCATCCTTTTCTCCAAAATGGAGCTTGCAATATGTAGTTATCGCCGTGGAGACTATAGCGTCCAGCTCTTCCGGAACTATGACTCCAGCAATGCCAAGGTCCTGCTGAGCGGCTGCTATCAAATCATTGAGCTCTTCATCAAAAGCATTCGTTGTTATTCTGAGCGCAAGTTTTACTTTCGTAAGCATAATCAATCCTCACTTCTTTACTTTGCCTGAGGTTTTCTTGGAAGCAGCGGCCTTCTTTGGCTCTTCCTTGATTTCCTCCACTTCCTTAGCCTCTTCCTTGTATGCGACCGCTTTATCTCCAAGGGCCTTAAACTGGCCCTCAGAGACAATCACAATCGAACCTGGTTCAACTGTCAGCGCCGCCTTACTCTTGATCAAGGCTTTAATCATGCGCTAACGCCTGCCTTAACGTATGCAAAGTAGCCATCACGAACTACTTCGATTCCTGCATACATCTTTCCAACGATCTTTACCTTGTCAGCTTCTGCAAGGCTATAAGGATCTGTTACGAAAGATACGCCTCTACCATCAGGAAGGTTCATGATGATACCGTTAAGATCACCAACGATAATCTCATCATCACTCAGAGTGTTATCAAAGATAACCTCTACTCCGTTGATGTAGTATGAAGGTCTGCCGTTCTCAGATACTACGTTGTAGATAGGTCTGTCTGACAGGTCCTTAAGAGCCATGAAGGTATTGAAGTATACCTGCTTGCTCATGATTGCAACAGGATTAGAAGCTGCTGCAACAAGCTCTGCCTGAGCTGCAAAGATTGTTGAGAAGTCGAATGCTGCTACAGATACCTGACGAACACCAGCCTTAGTTGTTGTTGCTGCTGCCGGAGCTGCCTTGATAGCTGCTACAACCTGAGCATCTGCAAGCTGAAGGATCCTGAACTCGATTTCGTCATAAACGTAATCAAGGAACTCCTGACCCTTAAGTGCAAGAACCTCATCAGTAACAGTGATCCACTTCTTGAGCATTACTGGCTCAACTGAAACTGTTCCAAGAACAAGCTGCTCTTCGTTAGGTGCAGCCGCACCCTCTTCATGAACAGATGCACCTGTTGCACTGTACTCAAAAGGATATTTAGCTGTTCCCTTGATGCTGGTTGTGCGAACTCTGGAAATGAGGTTTGCCCTCTCCCATGCGGTATTGATGAAGTTGTCGATAACAGTAGGTGTAGGAACTGAGCCACCACCAAGATCTGTCAACAGAGCTCTACACTCCTTGTCACTTCCGGTCTTGATGTAGTTAGCAAAAGCCTCAAGATATTCATCTGAGCTCTTTACGCTCTCAAGTGTTCTCTCTTCCTTTTCAGGAGCTGCTGCTACAACCTTGCCAGCGCCCTCAGCAACTGCCTTCATATTCTCTTTTCTGGTTTCCATCTCAATCTCTCCTTTTCTTGTTTCAAGTGCTGTCAGCTCAGCATTAAGCTGCTCAAGCTTCTCAGCGTCTGCATTGTCGATCTCAGCCTTGATCTCAGCTGCTCTTGTCTCAATCTGTTCCATTGAGAATGTTTTGATCTCTTCTAACATTTCAGAATCCTCCTAGTCTTAATTTTGTTTTCAGTTTTTCACGCTCTAACTCCAGTGCTTTAAGTCGCTCCGCCCTAACCTCATTGATCACTCCGTCACTGAGATTTCGCACCGAGATTGATGTCGCATTATTGGCTGGAATAGAAACAGCCGAAACGTCATAAACCTTGCCTATTGAGGTAACAGTCCTCAACTCAAGGGTTCGACCATCTTCAAGCTTGCGCTCCTCCCACTCAGAGCCATTGACCGTGTAGCCGTAGCTCATCTTTGTGGTGTAGCCGCCTTTTATCTCCTGGAAGAGTTGCTGTCCGATATCTGTTCCACCAAGATCTGCCTCAATGGAAAGCCCTGTCTCATCAGGATTGACCTTGAGTGTTCCGTTTGAGACTCTGGCGAAAACTCTTCCCTCATGGTTATATTGGAAGA